CATGTACATGTCTATCTAATTTCATACCTCGTTTCTGAGGATATACCCATCCTCTAATCCATAATTTTTCTGTAGGGATATGTGTCGCTGCACAAAAATTTTCATACGATTGTTTGATAATATCATTCAATTCCCTGATACAAGGAAAGTCCCACTTGAATACATTATAATGTTCCCATTGATCGTTATCAAACCAACCATCTAATTCATGTGCTATGACGACAGCAATAACATCATCAATTAATGATTCTGATATTTTATCTTCCCACATTTTAATTGAAAATTTGGGGGCAAAATAATTGTTGGTTTGTTTAAGTTCCCAAGATAATAATTCAGACATTTAATCTCTTTCCATAATTAGAATTTACTTCTAAAACATCACGTTTAAGTTGTTCAGAGTAAGGGCAACTGGTTTGACATATCCTACAAATACCATCAAGGTCTTTGAAAGCAGCAGGTGTATCAACAAAATTTGCACAGTCTTCCCAATCTACTAGATCGAAATCCATCTTGCAACTCATAGGGCAATTAGTAACACAAGGAGCAATGCAACCTAGACAATTATCGTAGTGAGGATTACCATCAACTACTGTTGTCTCTTCAAACTCACAATTAGTTAGGATTAATTCAATCTTGTAATTCAATCCAAACTTCTCATGAAATGCTAGAGAGTTTTTTGCCAGCGTAGCACTACCAGATCGTATTGCAAATTGTTTTCTATTTAATACATAATCGTCATAACCAAAACTATAACCATTGTTACCCCATCTGTAATTGAGATATAAGAGTATCTTTGGTAGAAACTCATTTTTGTAATGGTAATCGTATGCGACTGTACTAAAAACATTCCATACAATAACTGACTTACAATTCTCATGTATAGAAAAGTCTCTACCATGAGAGTCAGGCATTGATGTATTGAAATGATCTTGAGTTCTTTGTCTTACTAAATCAGGTGGTGGTGTAGTAACTGACAAATCATACAGCAAGGGAGCATCTTCAATCACATGATCGATGGCGACTCTAATATCATCAAGTTTCATAGTTGAACCCAATGATCTTTCCTATTGTTAAATATGTCTTCATTATACACTACCTCTGTAATAATATCAAACGCTACAGTAACACGTACATCGTCTCCTTCGTAAGTGTCAGTATAATGTTCTAACCAATTAGGGAATAATGTTATCTTTCCTAATTCATTCTTTGATGTATATAGTTTCTTACAATATGGTATCTCATAATGTGTGCTAGTATTATAATCATCTAAGCATATATGACCACCAAGATATGTGTAGGGACTATCCCAATGATGATGCTGTTTTAATGATTCACCTTTTCTTAATACATTTGCCCAACATTGTACATATATTCTATCCTCCCAATCATATCCTAATTCAGTAATCATATTGTCATGAGATGACCTGATTAATTCTCTTACAAAGTATGCTTCATCCCACTTCAATAGATTATAACAATTAGATCGAGAAGTTAAACTATCCTTACCCAATCCTGTATTCCAGTCATGAGTATAAGGATTGTTATTAATTACTTCTTGTTCTTTTGATAAGATAGTTGTTTTTAAGTCACCAATATCTACAAAGTTCTCATACATCCAGTAGTCAAATACTGGTGCAAACTTTGTCTTTGGTGGATCGCTTTCAAATTGAATTAAGTTCATGCCATTGATATAAATTGACTCATAGCATATCTACCCGTTCCTTCTACGGGTGTCACTTCATGCCATAAGATCGAGGGAAAAATTACAAGTGAATTATTTAGACAAGGTAGTTGAAGTTGAGATTCAATAATTAAATCTCCACCACTAAATGATTTTGGTAAGTCATGAAAGTATGAGATAGCAGTTACAGTTGTTGAGTCTATATGCTGCTTGTAATGATTACCTTGATTAAAATAATGTATCTTAGTATTATCTTCAGATGACTCTGCAATGTATCTAAAAAATGTGTGCATTCCCTCCAACAAAGTTACAACTTCTGTCGAGAATAATTTTCTATTGATTCTTAAAATGTTAGATTCATTTCTTCTCTCATTGTAGAACCCATCTAGATGTAATCCTAAACCATCTTTTAATGGAACACCATCACGAATAGCAGTACCAGGTCCAAATGGGTCACCTGGTTTTTTAAATATATTCTCGTCTCTAAAATAATGTAGTTCTTTCATAATCAATTCAAGTTCTTGTTCATCATAGAACTCTTGAATGAATACTACTGGTAGATTAGATATGATTTTAAAAATAATATTTTGCACCTTTAATATCCCTCACATATTTTAATCGGTAAACAATTCCTTTCTGGATATGTTTAGTGACAGGTTTCAATTTAAACTCATGTGAGCAACCATGAACCTCCCAACAATAGATGTATAATGTTCCTGTGACCAAAGATACTACAGCAGTAAACTCTCCGTTTGATGATACATCAGCGTCATCAACTTCAGTTACTTCTGCATATTCAATACAGGCATTGAATTCTTGCTCTAATACACTTTCAATACCCTTACATAGTTGTTCATAATCTCCTTTGTATGGAACATTGACATACTCTGGAAAAATATATGTTTCTCTTGGATCTAAGATTTTAGTCATTAGAAGTAATTGAAGTTGATGTTTGCTCTAAACTGAGCATCAGTACAAGTTGTACTGTGATGAGGTATTTGAGGATTGAATAGTAGAATTCTATTCGCTACAGATTCTATTTTAGTATCACCAATTACAGTATAACCATTGTTAGTATTCAAATATAGTATAGCAGCATTATGATCGAAATCCAAGTCAACATGATCTTTATGATGAACAATAGTGTCCGTTCTCGGATATAGATTTGCTTTGATCCTCATGAATGATTTTGCTTTTAGAAAATCTTTTAATGCTTGACCCCACTTCATATAGTCACTACAAACAGTATCATTGTTATAAAACAAATGAGTAAAATAACAATTCTCTTCTTCACCCATACCAGATATATCAGTCTCTAAGTAATAAGGTAAATTTTGAGAGTTACAACATAACTGTCTAATTGTTGAAAACAATTCTACACTCAAAGCATTATCAATAATATTCATAATTCTGTAAACTCCTTGTTGAGTGGTAAGGATATATCTTCACCATACCATGATGATATTGTGTATCTATCTCCCTTGAGGATATTTGATACAGCGTGTCTATATTCACACCCATCAAAATATACTGTTCGACCCATCATAGGTTGTACATCTACACCACCAATGACAGTATTACCGCCAAGATAATCATCATTCAAATATGTAATAGATGCACCTGTTGTCGTTTGTCTTGTAGTGTCATAATGATATCCTTTTGCTGCTCCGCAAGGATACTTAACTATCTCTACATTTTGATAGATTTTAAACTTAGGATCATGATCTACGAATGATTTAATTGTTTTAGATAATTCAACTAACTTATAGTAAGTGTCAGGTAAATCTTTATTACCCATGCCACCAGCATCCATACTCAAAACTCTAGTCTCATCCCAGACATAAGTCTTAAGTATATTATCATTAAAGAACTGTATGAGTTCATTTGATAACTGTTGTGTGATAGGTGTTTCTGAAACGTAAATCATCCGAATAAATGATAGTTGTAATGCTTTCTTGCAGGCGGATACTTAATCTCTTTAGGTTTCTTTGCTATAAGATATATCTGTAGCAATTTTTCAGTAGATAGAGTAATTGGTTTTTTAATTTTAATCATACAAAAGGGAATCCACAATTCCATGTAACTAGAGAGTATCGAACACCTCTAGTTACTGGATTTACTTTATGATACACAAATGAGGGGAATACGACTAATGACCCCTGTGTATCTAACTCTTCACATACTGTTAATTGATCTTTATGATGATGAAATTCTAATGTTCCACCATCAAATTCTTTTGGGTCATTTAACAATAGTGTGGTAGATAGTTTTCTATATCTACCTTTCCATTTACCATCAGAATATGGATCGGTTCCCATATCAGGATGCCAGTCATAAAATTGACCAGGTTTATATTCTGTAAATTGTGCTGACTCTGTTACATCCCATTGAAAATTCCACTCTGCATTTTTATTTGCTTCATCTACATAAGGTTTTAATATATTGTAAATCCAAGGTTCATCTAACCAAGCAACATGAGAGTTTCTAACTTTCAATAGATTGTCAAGTTCTTCTTGTGTATATTCCTCAACTTCTTTTGGTGATTCTTTATTCACCTGTCCTAATTTATTACACCTTCTCTTACCCATTGCGATAATCCTATCACATATCTCAGGTGCAATTATACCCTTAAAATACCAGTAAGAATTTTTTAGATTCATCCTCCGTTCCACTCCGTATAATCAAAATCAGGTAGATGATATGTGTACCAACCAGTAGTTATATATTTCGTTTGTGTAGGTGAGGGTATACCACGATGAGTATGTGTCCAATCACAGGGCCAAATCAATGTCATTCCTTTTTCTGGTTGAACCTTTACCTGTTGATGATACCACTCTGTTTGTCCACCATCTGTCACATCGTTTAGATATGTCATAAAAACTAGATGCCTATATGAATTAAGATCTTTATAAGATGCTCTCTCCATATGCCATGAGTAAAAACCTTCATTTGGTTTATACTTTTGAATATTGAAATTAGTATTCAATCCCCACAAAGCGTGAGATCTTGATGACCATTCAAATAGATTCGTATATTCTTTACATACGTTTCCCAATTCATCCAGATAATTTTGTACTCTATCGTCAGGTATGTTAGGGCAAACTGTGATGTCTGTAGATATTTTTGACTCTGGGTCAAGACCTTTACCAACTTCACCTGCTTTCTTATCAGGTGACTCCTCAAAGAAATCAATCAGACCATCACATGCTTCGTCTGAGATCTTCCAACCAGCAATGAAACCGATCTTAATCATAAGTTCATGTTAAATGAAATAGCAATTTTTTCTTCACCAATTTGTTTATCAGTTCCGTGTAGTATGTCACTTGTGAACATCACTAATGAACCAGGAATACATGAATACTCTGAGAACTGTGCATTGTATTGATTATACTCTTGAGGTTCTGGTAACATGCTAGGTGTATTAAAAAACTTAATCCTGTCTTTCATGTCACATTTTACATAATAAACACCAGAAAGTAAAGAACCATTGTGTACATGAGGAAACAGATAGTCACCCTTGACACTTATATTTGCCCATACATTTTCAAAATGCAATGAGTCTGTTTGTTTATATCCTATCTCTTGTAAAAAATTTGTTGCATGAAAAAAGATTGCTTGACGAAGATCTTTCAGTCTAGCAACCTCAAAAATATTTTCTCTTACTTTATGTGTAGAGTCTACGTTTAACATAGAATCTCTACATGAACCTACTTTTGAAACAGCAGTTTTAATTTCTGTTTCAAAAGTTTCTAGGTGATCGTTCAGAATATTTGGTTGGAAAAAAATTGGTTTTGCAAATGTCGCAAAGATCATAACGAATTAGTATAAAGTTTAATTCTCCTCCCATTTACCAGTTGTGCTATTGAATTGATAATTTACAGCAACTTTTTTAGTAATTTGAGTTCCTACATAGGTTTTGTTTTTATTATCCCATGCCCAATCTTTTAGAATGATGTTTGCATTCCGATCATAATCACTATTGTCATCATAAGGCATTGGATTACCAGCATTATCAGATGCTTGTTTACCTATAAAAGGAGTATACCACTGCATTGTGTCTGTGTCAAGCACTTCTTGTTCTGGATACAGTCGTTCTCCAACGAAAGCATCACGAACAGCATCATACTTTCCACCTTTCATTGCATAGTTTTTCCTAAAAGCAGTTCCTCCTGCTCTATGCTCGTTCGCTTCTGTATTGTATGATGTTTGTACAAACTCAAAGTTAGGATTACCTTCTTTGAGTTTGTTTACACCAATACTTTCTTGCTCTACACCGTTCTCATCTTGAATAACTTCATTGTCAACAAAGAGAATATCAACAACGGTGTTGTCTCTGTCTAGTTTTGCGAAATGTGCCATAATTTTACTGAAATTTATACTTGATGATTACAACACCAGATCCACCATTACCACCTTTAGGTTCTGGATAGTTACGAGGATCTTGGTCAGCAGCACCGCCACCACCGCCACCTAAACCATTGGTGCCATTGGTTCCGTTTCCGTTAGGGTTAGTAGCACCAGGACCACCGCCACCAGCACCGCCCTCTGGGTTATGAGGACCACCAGGATAGTTTGCTCCACCGCCACCACCTGCATATGTTACAGGAGAACCAGTGATAGCAACAGATTTTCCGTCTCCTCCCTGTGCGGGTCTACTATTTGGTCTATTATATCCGTTTTCACCTGCTTGGTTTGCACCACCTCCACCACCAGAGGTTGCGTTTTGAGATGATCCACCTCTACCACCAGGATATCCTTGACCTGATACTCCAGATCCTGCAGGTTCGTTCCATCCGTCTCCGTCAGTTCCATTACCACCGCCTGATCCGCCAGGTCTTCCGTTCTGGTCTTGCTGTGCACCTCCACCACCACCTGTCGCAGTGATAGAACCAAACTGACTACTACCTCCGTCAGCACCCATACCGTTACCAGTACCACCAGTTCCACCACCACCAACATTAACTGTATATGTTTGAGCAGCAACAGGGAAGTTATATCCACCAGAGTGAAGCAGTCCACCTGCTCCTCCTCCACCAGCAGATCCGAAGTTACCATTTAGACCACTTCCGAATCCACCACCGCCACCGCCACCAGCGACAACGAGATACTCAACATTATTGTTAGCAGAGTCAGATGCAATCTGTGATACAGTAAAGTTTTGAGCACTGCTGTTAAATGTATGAATCTTATAATTACCTGATTCTGTAACTGATCCTCCAGATGCAACAATGAATGTTTCATTTGCTCCACCTGCAGGTGCCCACTCAGATCCATTCCAAATTTCAACTAACGTGTCCGTTGTGTTGAAAATCATAGTTCCAACTGCAGGACTCAATGCGTTACGTTGAGTTGTAGTGTAATTAGGAAGTTTTAGTGTGTTGGTAACGTTTAAAGTACCAGCGTTTAATTGTGACATGTTAAATTAATTCCATTGATTGACACCATCTTTAGGACCATAAAATCTTAGTCCTCCTTTATTGATATCGCTTAGAACATAAATGACAGAACCTACTTCACCCTTAGGTAAATCCCATTCGGGAAATACTGGTAAGTTAATTTGAACCGTAGGTTGACAGGTTTCTACATTTAATCGTCCAGATGCCATTGCTCGATCAATAATTCCTGTTTTATTTATACGCCAAAGCGTGTTCTAGTTTTAGTAAAATGATCTAACACTTGAGCATCACTCCAAAACTCTGACAATAGTGCTAACTGTGCAATATCACCATCGTAGTAGATATCATTTCTAGAACCATTGTTACCTCCTGCTTCAGAACCATCACCAACGAATCCCCATCTTCTAGAACCATTTCCAAAGTATGAGAAACTATGATTATGTTGTCCGTCTGGTTGTCCATCCAGATAGAATCTCATGTAACTATTGTTAGCAGATACTACACATGCACCCATGTGCCAATTACCATCATTTG